GTGTTTTGCCGGCGTGTTCCTTCGGGTCGCCGTTAGATAATCATATCCGATAGAAGCCAGGGGCTGATTACAGCCCCCACCCAGCTTGCTGGGAGAGGGTGCCTGTTAATGGCATCAAGACGCTGCTTGATGGGCAGTCGCGTGTGGAGGGCTGGGGGTTGATTACCTGCCGGCCCAGGGCTGGTGGCGCGCAGAGTGCTAACGCCACAGGTGGTTGTTGCTGATTTCCACCTTAGTAGGCCGACCCTGAGCCATGTATCTCACCGTCAGTGGGCTATGCGGATGTTTCCTACCTTAGTGCGCAGAGCGCTTCCCATTAGTGGGGCAAGGATTTGGTAGTCCGTAGATGACCTTCTTTAAACGGGAGCCATGGTTGTAGGCAATCGGTTGAAACGACCCGGCAGTGCTGGTAGCGGCAGGGGTGCGGGGAGGTGGTAGCCCCGGACCTGTTGGACCCAGTGGAACTAAGCTGCCGGGGTGCACGAGCTTCCCCGACAGGGGCGGCTTGGAGTAGGCCCTGAATTTGACATCGTTTGAAAGTTTGTTGTGATGTAGTGTCCCATGCAAAATATAAACAGTTTGGTGGTTTTGCAAACCACACCGTTCGGCGTCTGATACCGTCGACATGGAACGTCTTAATATGGAGAATCAATCTATTAGTTCGTATCAGCAGCTCCTGGGCGCGCCTAATCAGCGCGCGCCAGTGAGCGGAGGTGTGTCGGGTTGGTCCTCGGGGAGGTCAACAAACTGGCAGACGGTGGTGTCCGGGCACCACCGCAGAGCCCTCCGTCCGGTGGCGTCGCCAGCAGTGGTCGAGATGGTCCGCCGGAAGGTCTGGAGGCCAGTGAACCCGGGTCGTGTCGTGAGCGTGGTGAGCTCAGTGGCGACCGACGAGAAGTACCCAGAAGTGGAGAGCGTGGTTGTGTCTGTGAGGACCCCAGGGAGGCGTGCGCCGTGTCCATGGCTGGTGAGTTCCTGCGAGCGGCCCCCTGTGGGTTGGACAGACCTGCCATGGTGGAAGGATGGGAAGCCGTTGAATCCCGACTTCAGTTCAGTGAGTGGACCCGACGTGCTGTTAGTCGGACCGGGGAGCCCGCTGCCGAAGTTTGGGAGGTTCAGCACGTGGACGGACGCCGAGGTGCGCGAGAGGTGCTCGAAGCCGAACCCAAGCCCCTACCTGGTACGCGAGTACCGGAGGAGGTTTGGACGGCCTTGCACGCCCACCTACGCGCCCGTGCCTGCAGTTCAGGTGCTCAAGGAGCCGGTGGTCACGCAGATCGAGAATGCCGAAGGTCGCACCCTAGCGCCCGATTGGGAGACATACCGCGTCCCGAACCTGGCTCTCATTGGGTTCGAAGGGGTGAGTACTCCTGGCGCTTTGGGATTGATGCAGAATTACTTCGCATTCACGGTGGAGAAGGACTCGCTGATCGAGGTGACAGTTCCAGCAGGCCTGGTGGCCAAGCTGGGGGAGTTCTGGGCGTACAAGGAGAAAGATGCAGCTTATGCCAACTTCCTGGTCAGTGTGGACAAGTTGCGGAACCTGCTGCGGGTGCTAGCAATCTCAGCAGAGCAATCCAAGACCGCCGCAATGTATGTGCCCGCAATTGCATTCAACCGGTACATGCAGCAGGGCGACCATGTTGCGCGGATGGCCACGGGCGGCTACGTCTCGAGGGAGAAGTGGGCAGCCCTGCTTGCCATGGGGGCAGCAACACTTGCCAGCTTCCCGGCCACAGTCGCAGCGGCGGCGGTGGGGGCGGCTGGCACGGGAGTCATGCTTGGTGGTGGTGCGGCTGCTGCGGCAGTTGCGGGCGTCGCCTGGTTGTACCTGAAGAATCGGAGCGATGGGAAGCGGAGGTACGCTCGGGTCTATTCGACTCAAGTGTGCCACTCGCTGAGCCCGGAGAGGTTGAACCCGACGGCTAGAGTTGAGTGCAAGGCGGTGCCGGAGGTCCCAGTCGATAAGGTCCGGGAAGCGGTCAGGGTGGTGGGGTTGGCCAGTGAGACGTATCTGCCCACTGTCTATGCCGACAACCACTATAACCAATTGAAAGCACTCGAGAAGAGGGTGCTGGCGGAGCCGCCACCGCACGATGCTGCCAAGGTCAAGGAGTTTTGCTGTTGGTTTAAGGCCAACGCCAAGCGCATCATTGGGGAGGCCGTGCGGATCAAGTCTAAGGACTGGGACAAGTGGATCATGGAGATGAATGCGTCCGTGCCTGTAAAGCTTCGGCTGAGGAACGCCAAGGCTGCGTTGACCGCGCGCGGGCAAGATGAGAACACAGTGTTCTCGAAGGATGAGCTGTACCGAGCTACCAGCCGTGAGGCATTCACCAAGTTTGAGACCGTGCTTACTGGCACTAGGTTCGAGGACTCGGTGAAGGCGTGTAGGCTGATACAAGGGGCCCACCCAGAGATGACGGCCATTGTGGGTCCGTGGATCACAGCCCTTCAGGGACGTGTGAAGAGGACCATGGATGGCACGAGTGGCCTCATGTTCACCAGTGGTAAGACAACACGGGAGGTGGCAGCATTCATTGGAGAGGCCATAGATGCCGGATGGAAGCCGTTCGACGATGACGTTAGTGCGTACGATCTAAGCATGATTGTGGACTATGGGCTGTTGGAGGTCTGGATTTGCAAGTACATGCATTGTCCAGCTGCCATTGCTCAGCTCATGGAGGCCAACATCGACACGCATGGTTGGACGTCCTTGGGCTGGAAGTACCAGGTTAGGGGGACGAGGAAGTCGGGTGACACGTTCACATCGCTCATGAACTCGATCCTCAATCTGGCTTTCCATTTGTTCGTGTTCTGCCAGGAGCGGTCGTGCGGGGTTCCAGAGGCGTTGACCAAACTCAGGATGGCCGCCCAGGGTGATGACGACATCGGCGCCCACGAGGGGCCGGAGGTGGATTGGAAGGCGGGGATGGCGCAGCTGGGGTTCAAGTCCGAGCCGCACTACCACGACCATGTGGCGCGGATTGAGTTCTGCAGCCATTATCTGTCCAAGGACTCAGCGGGCTGGACCATGTTCCCGAAGGTTGGTCGGTTGTTGGCCAAGGCGGGGGTGTCGCTGAGGGCGGTTGAAGGTCAGGAGGCCGCCTATGCACGTGCCACAGCCAAGTCTTTGGCTGGTGCGTGTGGCTCGTGCCCGCCATTGCGCGCCTACATCGACCGGGTGCTGCAGTTGACGGAGGGCGAGCGGGACATCCGGCTGCCAGATGAGCCGTGGAAGATGAAGCCTGGGGTGGCCGGTGAGCCCACGTCTGAAACGTGGGAGCACCTGCACGAGAGGTATGGGTATACTCGTGAGATGCATGCCCAGTTTGAGGCAGAACTGCGGGGTATGCAGCTGGGTCAGCCTGTGGATTGTCCCATCTTCAACCACCTGTGTTCAGTCGACACGGACGGCCAGGCATGTTGGGACGTCAGGCCGTATGGGTTGGACTTGATCACGGAGCCCTGTGGGCCGGATGATGAGCAGAAGGAGATGACGTTCACGGTTACTGGGGCGGCCCTCGAGGGGTCGGTCCCGGTGGTTGTCAAAGTTGGCAAGACGTTGCCCTCAGCAGGGTTCATTGTCAAGCGGGCTTATGACATCCAGCAGGCCGGGACCCCCAAAGCTCGTGATGTCGAGTTGTTGGTTGGAGGCCGTGTGGTCCATCCGGCGCACGTTCCATTGGGCCAGGCCATTGA